CTACCCAACCAATCTAAGACCTGCTACTTCGTTACAAACGGTAGGAATACTATCTGCCGCTTTTATAAGGTTTGCCCACCATTGCATCATCGGACGACCTTGCTCAAGGTAATCGCTGCGGTTGTAAGCACGACGTACCTCATTCTTATCCACATGGGCTAATGCTGCTTCAATGGCATCAGGCAGAAATCCTTCCTCATTGAGTGCCGTACTAGCGATAGAACGTAAACCGTGTGATACGAGTACGCCTCCTAAGCCAGCACGCTTAAGTGCGGCATTAACTGTTTGGCTGTTCATCGGCTGGGTTGGTTTGATGCGACTGGGAAAGATAAATTCTCGGCCACCACTGAGAGACTTCATCGTTGCAAGAATAGCGAGGGCTTCATCAGACAATGGAATCGTATGCTTCCGGTTCATCTTCATTCGAGCAGCAGGAATTTTCCATTCGTTGGCATCAAAATCGATCTCATCCCATCTCGCTTCAGAGGCCTCGGCTGGTAGGGTAATGGTGAGAAGCAGCCACATGAACAAGCACCGCGTTGACATACTGATGCTAGCCGTACGCATAGTTTGCATTAGCTGTGGTAGTTGCTCCGGGCGGATGCTTGGCATGTTTTTCTTTTGCGGTTTCTCGAACGCTTTTCCGATATTTACACTGGGGACTGCATCAATCAAGCCTGTGTTCTGCGCGTAAATCATGACTTCATTAATACGCTGACAAAGGCGTCGGACTGTCTCTAATGCACCTCTGGCCTGAACTGGCTGCACTGCTTTAACCAGAGTATGAGCCTTAATCTCAGTGACACTGATATCACCGATTGCCGGGAAAACATCTCTCTCAAGCGAGCGCCAGATATCGTCGGCGTAGTCCTCTGTTACGCTGGCTTTCTTCACATTCCACCAACGCTCGGCAACTAACAGGAAAGTGTTGGTTTTGGCCTCTTGAGAATTTCTTACCTGTTCTTTCTGATGTTTCTGCGGATCAATGTCTTTCGCCAGTAAAACTCGAGATTCAGCTCTGAGTTTACGCGCATCAGAAAGTGAGACGGCAGGGTAGGCACCGAAGCTCTGTTTGGTTCGCTGCTTGGTCAGAGGGCGATAGTAACGGAACTGCCAGAGCTTACTACCGCTGGCCTTGATTAGCAGAGTAAGCCCGTCGCCGTCATACAGCTGGTAATCGGCATCTTTAGGTTTGTCGGCTTTGATCTCCGTATCGGTTAACGGCTTGGTTTATCTTGCCATGGGGAGTCTCCATGCGTTTAGGCCCAACGAAAACATTAGAGCTTTTCGTTGGGCCTACCAATGGGCCTAAAAGGTTCGGATTTAATTAGCTCTCTTCGGACTTCGCGGGACAAATTGAGGGCACAAAAAAGCCCGCAGGGCTTACGCCGTGCGGGCTCTTAGGACTTCATCGGATGACTCTGGTAATCACCGATGGAGAATTTTGGTGGAGCTGGCGGGAGTTGAACTCGCGTCCGAAAACGATATAACTTACTGAAAAATATTGTTATGTATATTTTACTTTCCGGCGCGTGCATTTTAAGTGCATTTTGTTGTCCGCTCCAAGTCCATGCATCAATGTTAAGTGGCCACTTGAAGCTCTGGACCCGTGTCGCTATCAATTAACGGCTGACCTTGAACCATTTTTTCGACAGTTTCGTTTGAAGGATATGGAACCCCGAGTTCTACTGTGTTTGGGTTTGAACGGTGGGTTTCAACAAACGAGGTTCCGTTCCATTTTTTCGAAAGATAAATAATTCCTTCAAAGGCCGCTGGATCCTGTTTCTGAGATTCTAAAATCATGTGGAATCCACGGCGTTCTATTCCGCGTAAGAAGCTGGAAAAACACTCCTTCAGCAACTCGTCATCCAAATCCTTGAACTTGATTCCCTGCGCAAGAAACTCGAAATAATTAAGAATGTACAGAAGTCCGTTAATGGCATCTCTATACTCGTCGGGTACCTTCATGTTCTTGTATTCTTCTTTATCCGGGTTGCAGCGCCACTCAGAGAGTTCTTGCGGCACATAACGCATACCCCGATAAAATTTTGTGCTGTTCCGTAACTGTTTTTGGTATTCGGGACTGGTGCGCGTGTTAATGATCATGTTAAGGGTATGTGACCTGCGCGTATTCGCTGCTGACGTTATGCACTGGATCCACCACCCCATCCCAACGAGCATACCTGTAACCATAATCGAAAGAGATGTTTGATAAGCAGGAGTGTATCTCAGGATTGCATACCCGATCAGGACTATCACATAACAAACAGTACTGAACATTGGAAGAAATTCTGCAGTGTCTGGGTAGCGCTTTTTGATAAAGCAGAAGATAGAAGAAATGGCAGCGCCAGATCCAGCAATGACGACCAGCCAATCAATGATGGCCAGGTTAAAGGGGAGTCTTCCAGGGTAGATATAAGTAAATAGTGCTCTGACAATCAACATGAGAGCAAAAATTGTAGCGCTGACGTTTACAAGTGTTCTCGCCATCTTATTGATTCCTATAACAAAAGACCTCCGCAAGGGAGGCCTTATTGTGCTAATGGAGGTTTGTGTTACAAATTTAGGTCGTAGTTAACCTTCACCGAAACCTACAGTTAGTGTGTTTTTCATAGTGGTCACTCCAGTTGTAATACTGCGCCAGTACCTACGTTAAGCTATTGAAAATTAAAAAAACATAAAATTTCTTGTATTAGTGGAGCACAGGATAACAGTTTGTACCGTAACTCTTCAAGTACTATCAGTATCCCTGCGCTGTCCTAATGAAATTTTAACTACATAAAAATCAATATGTTATATATTGTCAAGGTAAATATTTGCGTTGCGTTTATTGCTATGGCCTAACTTGTTGTTTTTAAAACACTTACGTTTATGTAAACGCAATAGTACAACTATCAATTACATAGATGATAGCTCATTTCACAAAAAGCAATGGTAGCCTCATTCTTAATTTTCTTCAGACGCAGGCAGTATTACTCAGGTTGACACTACCTTTATAGACGTCTTTCCATCATATACTGCAAGGTATTTACCATAATTGCGGAACAACATTTCCGGCCCTTTGTGGCCCATCTGTCCGGCAAGCCAGAAGAGGTTAACACCCTGGCTGATATGCTTGGTGGCGAATGTGTGCCGTGTCTGGTAAGGGTTACGGTAGCGCACGCCAGCTTTTGTCAGGGTCGGCACCCATGCTTTTTTACGGATAGCGTCGGCGTTCGCCCAGGGTTCCCCCGTTTTCGGATCGCTGAATATGAACTCACTTTTCATAAAGGTGTATTGTTTCTGCGCCTGCAGGGCTGCCAGCGCCTCACTGTTCAGCTCAACCTTGCGGGTACCGGCTTTTGTCTTGGTGCCTTTGAGTACCCCTACGACACTGGCCGCCTGAACGTGAGCAGTGTTCCCTATGGTGTCGAGATCAGGCCAGCGCAGTGCGCACAGTTCTGAGCTCCGTAGACCGGTATTGAAGGCAAAGCGGAACAGGTTTTCCCATTCCGGGTACCTGCAGCACTGGTAAATAGCGAGTGTTTCCGCTGGCGTGAACGGGTCAACCTCGTAATCGTCGGCGCTCGGGCTGCTGTCGATCACGTGGTACCGGCTGGCGCTGACGAGGCTTACCGGGTTAATGGTCAGCAGGCCGTCTGTCACCGCTTCATCTATGGCGCTGCGCAGAAACGAAAGGTTATTCCGGGTCGTTTTCAGCTTTGTTTTCCGGCTGGCTATCCAGTTTTTTAGAACCGCTGGCGTCAATTCTGACACGTGGAGTTTATGCAGAGCTGACAGCGCCGACAGGCATTTTTCATAACCGTTGATAGTCGACGGGGACAGGTTGCGGTTCTGGCAGATTTTCAGGTACTCGTCCAGATAAGACTTTATGTTTTTGGTTTTCTTCACCACCCCGAACAGCTCCAGCTTTTTGGAGTTGGGGAAATATTTTGAATAATTGAACTCGCCGCTATTGATCTGGTTCTGTATCTCCCCCAACAGGCGCTCGGCATATTTAATGCCGCGCGCATTGGCTTCCATCCGGGATAGGGGTTCTCGACAGAGAACCCCTTTGTACGTGAAGGTGATGACCAGCGTGGCACCGGTTTTATGCTGACGGATTGTTACCCCTCTTGGGAGAGATAGTGATCCTTGTTTTGTCTTGCCCAATTTGCAATCTCCTTTAAGTCGATCCAACGTTCTTTGGAACCATCGACTTTTAAAACATGAACACCTTCCTGCCACACTCCACGTTGTAACCGTTTGTTAACGGCATCCAGCGTCTCACCCATCTCTTCGCAGTACTTTGTAATCGGTACGACATCCAGATAAATCATATCAACCTCACACCACTTTCAGGCCACAACAGTGGCACCAGACTTCATAACTAATTCCCGGTAGTTTCAGTTCCAGCCGACCACGTTACTCATCGTTTGCAGTCATCAATCATTACCCTCAATGCATAATTGGTGCTTCTGGCACACCTTCGGTCTGGATTTGCTCGATAAAGCCATCGTGTAGCATGTTGAAACCTTCCCGACCCATGGCCGACAACCTGAAGCCGTGTTCTTCATCAGCAACAACCATGTCCTGATACATCCGCAGCGCCAGCTGCAGGCCAACATCAGGCCCGTACTTCTCAATGGCGCCAGCCTCAATGTGGTTTGCGAGCGCAAAGCGTTCCGGCCCTGGGTAAACGCTAATGGCACCATGCTCGCCGGAATAGATAACAGCAGTGTCAACACCGCCCTCGTCGTTCGGAACGTCGACAGTCCCATTCTTCTCCCGCTCCTCAGTGATGAATACTGCGGCAAGCAACCAGCGCCAGACGATGATTTGCTTCTCGATATTAAGCGTGATCCAGCTGCCTTCTACCGCTTCCATGATGCAGGCCAGAATCTCCATTCCTTCGGCGAGGTGTTTGTCATAGCGACCGTTATCCAGCAGGCGAATGGCAGCAGAGTAACCAATCACCCGGTTTCCAGACCGGATCCCTGTTGAGGTTGGTTCCGGGTTAAGAAAGTTGTGAAGCATTGCGCACCTCTACTGGTTTGCTGGCTTTAAGTTCTTCGCGCTCTTTCACGTAGCGGTCGTGCATGGCATCCCACTTTTCGCACCACTTCTGCATTTCTCGTTTGCGGGCGAGGATGCGGCGCACCCGGCGAACGGTGCGCTGGTGGGCATTAAAATATTCCAGGGTGACGGCGCCACGTTGCCAGTGAGTCAACTCAGGTTTCAGTGGATGGACTGCCTGTACATCCGGGTGACGTTGCGTAAAGCCGGATCGTGCGAAAGCATGCGACGTCAGAAAGTGCGCCAGCCAGCTAATAGCGGTACCGCGGCTGAAGCAACGCTTCATTCGGCCGTGACGAATAGCGACGAAAAGGTCGCCGACTGGCGTGTGGTGCTTCTGGAGCGCCAGATCAATGGCGCTGGCGGTACGGTTGTCGATCATTTGTCTTTCTCCCGGTTATAGGTTTCATGACTCATAACTTCCCAGTTCCGGCCATCGTCTTTCGATAACAGCCGCCAGCGTGGGTTAACCTTCAGGCTGAGGTAGCCAGTGCGGCGCATGCGGCGTGCGTAGACGCGCTTCCTCCGATACCGCAGCAGGACCTGCAGCGCCTGCAGGTGTACCCGCTCAGGAATGCGTATTGCTGTCAGTGCCACAGTGATCCTCCGTCTCGGGTGCGATTACCTGATATCCAGCTTCCTGAGCCAGTTCGAGAAAAGCCTCGAGCGAGCAGAATGTTTCTTCTTTGCGTAGCGGGTATTGTTTGACGAACTCGCCATCTTTCAGCTCGATCACCACTCGCCCGGTAAAACCCGGCTCACAATTTAATTGCACCATTGGTGGGGGAGCGGGAATAAGTACGCCACGATATTCAATCATTCTCATTATTTAGCCCTCGGCTTTTAATGATTGTTCGGCCAGCGTGGCAATGAGTGCATTCATAAAGTCCACACCATCGGGCGTTAATTTATTAACTCCCATGCAATTCGAATAATGTTCAGAGATTAAATTTTCTGCTTGCTCGCGTTTATGGGTATCATAAATCATCGCTTCGAAAAATTTGATTAATGATTTTGTTAAAATATCTTCATCAAGTTCGACGGGTAACGTTGTTCCATCGTCCATTTTTACGAGCTGAAAATAACTCCCAGTCCTTCGCATCATTGAATCAAGCTTGGCGCGAACGAGGTGACGGCGGCGAGTCTCAATCAGGTTTGTTTTCACGTCGTCTTTCCTCTTCTTTGATCCAAAGAAAAATATTTGAAGATAAATTCAAAGCTAAACCCAAAAGCACAAAGAGTTGTTTTTCTCCCATGTTTTCGAAGCTGGCATACATAAGATCTAGAAGTTCAGTAAGGTTTTCAATTTCGCAAGATACACACTCAATATCTTCGTCATCTTTTGGGTGCCACATACTTACCTCCCATAAGCCTTACGGAGATATAAACCTGCAATAACCTCATGACCATTCATTGCATAAAGCAATGCGGTTTTATAGGCGGCGTGGTCAATAATAAAACTCATAACATACACCTCGCAATATTTAGGGTACAAGACTCCCCGGCACCAAGACCGTTTTAAAACTAGTTTCGTAATTAGCCTAATTTATTCTCGATAGCTTTAAGTTCAGTGCAAAGTTCACGAGCATAGTCAAAAATCACAGCTGACATATGGCACGCAGGATTGTCATTGTCCTCGTCAGTAAAAAAAGACTCACTATAAGTTTGCGCGACTGCTTCAAGTTTTTTAGCGGTAAGGACCGCATCGAATATATCATCAGCCAGACCAATTTCGACCACTACAGATTTGCAGGGTTTGGTTGTATTACTATGAGTCTTAACATATTCGTTCATGTTATCTACGGTTTTTTTCATTGAACGAATTAGGCTGTTTATAGAACAATCCGTTTCGTAATTCTCGTTACTTTTTTTATAGATCTCCTCCAGAAGAACAGTGTTTTCTATTATGTCTGATACAAACACTTCAAGCATTTGGATAGGAGTTTTCATTGTTCACCTCACACAAGTATTGATCGCTTACAAAATCAAGTTAAACTTGATATTGAGAGGTTAGCTTTATGATTTTATGTAGTCAAGTTAAACTTGATTAATTTTTTGGTAGAGGGAGATTTAAAACGGAGGAACGGGCAAAAGCCCGTTGTTTATCAATAATTAACCGAATCTGTTAATGTTGAAAGGAACTGATGAGATAACTTTTGACTGGATGTAGAGCATATCTAATGCATCTTTTTCAATGCTCCAGGATTGATAATTAGAGTTATCAGATAACACTACAATTTTGCTGCCAATTTTTTGCAGTCTCTTTACATAACATTCGCCTTCGAAACAAAAGGCATAAATCCCATCACCATCGAAGTATGTTATTGTTTTATCTAAAAATAGTAAATCTCCCGGGGCAATTGTTGGCGACATGCTATCACCTCTGGCATTGCCTATTTCAATGTTCTTAAAGGGTCTGTTGCCTACTACTTGACGGGCGTACTCGGGGTCTAACTCTATAGAACGTACTACATCTATGAAGTCGCTTTTCACGCTGACCCCATCACCACAACTGAATTCGATATCTAATACTTTGAATTTTACGCTATCCGTATCTTCTTTTTGAGTGGACGAAGGGAACGAGGCGGGGGGGACCTCTCCCAGAAACCAGGATTGCGGATAACCACTGATTTCAGATAGCTGAGCTAATCTCTTGCCCCTAGGGACAGTGGTTCCTTTTGTCCAGTAAACAACCGTCTGCGTACTAACCCCTAACTGACGAGCAAGCTCAGCTTTTGTCCACCCTTTTTCCTTAAGAAGTTCTTGAATCATGTTTGCCGTGGCCACGGTATCTCTCCAAAAGTTTCATTGAGTTTGAAAGTCATCATCTAAAGCAATGCTTGATCTCAAGTTTAACGCATGGTTTTGCTTCTTGCATGTTAATTAAATCTTGATATAGACTTCTATTTATAAAGTTTTACTTGATGGTGGTTTATGAACGAAGAGATCCGGGTGAAATTGTGTGCCATTACTTCCCAAAGAGCGATTGCTCAGGGCTTGGGGGTAACTCCTCAGGCAGTGAATCAGTGGTTTGCTAAGTCTGTAATCCCTGCTCGCTTTGTATTGAAACTTTGCGAATTTGTCGGTTGGGCCATTACCCCACACCAGGTTCGCCCTGACTTGTACCCAAGCGAGCTTGATGGGATGCCACGAACGGCAGAGGTGTGACATGTCACAACAGTCAACCGCTATGCCTGATCCGCGCCACTTCCTGCCGCTGCTGCCACGCAGCATCAGGTACGACCCGATAAGTAGGGTGTATTTCCTCATTGCGAGGCGGGCAAACAAAACTAATCAACAGGAGGAAGTATGAACACTCAACCAGTTATCGACGCGGGAAATCTTAGTTCGGAAGAGTTATCTGCCTGGCTCATTGGCGTGGCAACTGCTGCCAAAAAAGCCAGACAGGGATACGAAAACCTAACACTTGAGCTGCAGTCTGCCGAGTCGTCTTTGCGGTATGCAATGGCTGACCTTGAGCCACGAATTAACTTTCTGGCATCAGACCAAATAATTCGTTCGGCAGATCGCTCCACTGCAATTCAGGCAGAGCTGGATAGTCTTCGGGTGATATTTGCCGCCGTTCGCGATAGCCAACAAACCATTCTCTCATCCGTTGCTCAACTTCAGCAAACTGCGCATTCATATCCAGATTTATATCAACAAGCTCATCTTCAAGAATGTGCAGAACAAGAGTCGGATAAAGGGCGAAGGGGTCCGTAACCGCAGCTTCGGTTGCTGTATATACCAGTTCATACAGAGAGTCCCGGTAACTTGCAGACACGAACGAATTTGAACTGTGTTCAGAAAGCAAATGATGGAGGTGAGTCAGTGTTACTGCCCTGCATTTTACAAGATTTACCTGGTCGGCGTCATGAGGATCGACCCGATAAATGCTCTTTAGGTGATTTCCAATTTTTCTGTAAACAAACATTGAGTCCATGTCGAACCTCCTTCGGTCCGTAGGTGTAGGAACCATGAGGATATACCGGGGGAAGGTTCGGCACCAACTGGAGGGTTACTGTGAACCCGACTGATTTTATCCGTAAGCACATCACAGCCGCTCTGACAGCTGAAGGCTTCTCACCGTCGGTGGTTCAGGGGGGGGGTAGCAAAGGGGCTGGAACATTACCGCTGCATGTCGCAGTCAACCAAAAAAGGGAGTTGTTTTGATGACTGTTTGTATCGTGCCCGTCAGTGGGCTCTTGGGCAGACAACAACGGCAGAGCGGAAAGCTGCAAAGAAAAAGCCGGGAAAAGGTGGTGGCACTTCTCCCGGCCTGTTCTGACTTCCAACACAGCATTTGTTTTGAAATGACCTGGAGGGAGATTTCATGAAAGACCTTAGCAGACAATTTGATTACAAATCAAGCGCAGGTGAGCCAAGTGTTTCCAGAAACTGGCAGCATTAAGGCGTTGGACAGGCTGTATCACGATCCGCGAGGTGTTGTCGTGCATGTCACCGGCTGGGATCGCGAAAAGCAGCAAGTTTATTTTACCAGGCCGGATTATCCGCATGAATGCATGCAGCCGGTCTGGAAGTTTCAACAGTACTTCACGAGGGTTTTGGTATGAGCATGGATCTGATGGTTCAGGCTATGAAAATTAAGGTCGGAAACCCTTTGCGCAAATTGGTTCTTCTTAAGCTGGCGGATAACGCCAGTGATCTCGGGGAGTGCTGGCCTAGTTACCAGCACATTGCTGACCAGTGTGAAATTAGCAAGCGTTCGGTGATGAATCACATCGAGGCGCTATGTGAGTGCGGCCTGATAAAAAAAGAGCTACGGACGGGACCAAAGGGGAATTCCAGCAACGTGTATCAGCTCAATTTACGTAGTGCAGGAGATTCACCAGGGGGGAGTGCAAATCGTTCACTACCTGGTGCAACAGATTCACTACCTGGTGCAGGAGATTCACCAGGGGGTAGTGCAGGAGCTGCACCCAGAATCAGTCACTCTTTTGAACCAGTCAATGAACCAGTCAATGAACCTATAAAACATACTGGCGCTTCGGCTACCGCCTCTGCACCGGCTCGTTCTGCAAAACAGGATTATTCCCCTGAGTTTGAGACAGCCTGGCAGGCATACCCAAAACGCGCCGGTGGTAATTCCAAGGCTGCGGCCTTCAAGGCGTGGAAGACTCGTCTGAAAGAAGGGGTTAAACCTGAGGTCATGCTGGCGGGTGTTAAACGCTACGCAGCCTACGCACGTGCAACCGGCAGTGTTGGCAGCCAGTACGTCAAGCAGGCCGCGTCGTTCTTTGGGCCAGATCGCCATTTCGAAGAATCCTGGCAGGCGCCATCCGCTCCCGGAGGTGGGCACAACGGCACTATTGCCCGCCTGTCTGGACTGGGGCGCATGTCTGACGATTTTGGCGAATCTGGTGAGAACCTGAATTTTTGAGTGAGGTGGATATGTTGAATTTAAATCAGCTCAAAGAGCGTGAAGACCTGATGGCGCAGCAGGCAAAACTCGGCGATGAACTCGCTTTCGCCGAAGTGCATACACTTCCCTGGGGGGGCGGGGGCTGGAACTCGAACCACACCAGCATGGCTTCATGTCCGGAGCATGGAGGCTACGAGCGATTCACGCTGGTGGGTAAGGATTTTCGCGGTAGGGAGACATTCAAGCATTCCCGCTGCCCTGCGTGCATCCGGTCGGAGCAGGCAAGTGTTGAGTCTGGACTGAGAGAGCTTCGCGTTAGCAGCTTGCTGGACGACGCAGGTATCACTCGACGCTTTGGTGATTGCGAGTTTGATAATTACCTGGAGATCAATCAGGAAGCCTCACGCAACCTCGCAGCCTGCAAGCGCTACGCAAACAACTGGCCAGCTGTTCTGGAGGCCGGGAAAAGCCTCGTGCTAACAGGGAGCTGCGGGACGGGGAAGAACCATCTGGCGGTATCACTGGCTAAAAACATCATCCGCAACCATCTCGCCAGTGTGGAACTGACCGACGTGATGCGTCTGACTCGCGCGGTGAAAAGCACCTGGCGCCGCAATGCGGACACAACCGAAGAGAGCGTACTGGATCACTACGCTTCGCTGGATCTGCTGATTATCGATGAGGTGGGTGTGCAGTTTGGTAGCCCGACAGAGATGACAATCCTGCATGAGATCATTAACGCCCGCTATGAAAGTGTTCTGCCAACGATCCTGATTAGCAACCTGCCGCGTGAGCAACTGAAAGAGTTTATCAGCGACCGCATTTTTGACCGAGTTACTGATGGTGGGCGCAACTACCTGGTTTTCAACTGGACGAGTTTTCGTGGGAATAACGGGGGCATGCATGACACCAGTCTGGCGTAACGACGAACTTGAAGAGGCGGTTATCGGCGCATTGTTTTTGCGCGGAGCTGATCCTGAGGTGCTGGATGTTCTCTCCCGGCTGCCTGCGGGCACCTTCTCAGTTCGCCAGTATCGGGAGATTTACACTGGTATCTGCCGACAGGCTCGCAGTAGTGGCGTGATTGATCCACTGCTGTTGTGCGAATCGCTGCCCGCGCTTCAAACCACAATTCTTGCAGCCACCCGTGTCAGCTGGGCGAAATCCGCGTTGTTATCTTACGTTGATGTTCTGCGTCGCAATGCTGGCGTTCGTGATGCTGAAGCAGCACTGGAAAAAGTGCTGGAACAAATCAGAAACGCTAACAACGGCGATGCAGCCCTGGTGGCACTGGAAGCCGCTAAACATGCTGTATCGGCTATCGACATTTCAGCGGATACCGTTCAGCCCGTTCACATCTCTGAACTACTCACCGCGGTGGCCGATGAAGCGGAATCCCGTAGCCAGGGGAAAGAAGAGACCCGAAGCCTGCTTACCGGAATTGAGGAGCTTGATGCTAAGACCGGCGGTATTGAATCCACGGATCTGGTGTTTATTGCCGCGCGGCCATCGATGGGCAAAACCGAACTGGCACTGGATATTATCGACAAAGTATCCGCTCAGGGGCATGGGGTGCTGTTTTTCAGCATGGAGATGTCTGATACCCAGATTGCCAAACGTATGGTATCCGCCGCAGGGGGCATGCCGATGTCCCGCCTGAAAGCAGTGGATAAATTCGAGGACGAAGACTGGGCTCGATTTTTTAACGGCATGGAGCGAATGGCTACCCGCAATATCTGGATCACCGACGCCACCGGCCTAACTATCGACCAGATCCAGCAAACCGCAACACGCTATCAGATAGCGCATCCTGAAATCGCGCTGGTGGTCATCGACTATCTGGCGCTTATCAAAATTCAGAGTGCTGCGCGGTACGACCTGGCCGTTGGCGAAGTATCCAAGGGGCTTAAAAGCCTGGCTAAAGCCAATAAAACCCCCGTACTCGCGCTGAGCCAGTTGTCGCGCGGTGTGGAATCCAGACCCAATAAGCGGCCAATGAACTCCGATATGAAAAACTCGGGAGAAATTGAGGCTGATGCTGACTTGATCCTGATGTTGTACCGCGACGAGGTTTATAACCCTGAATCGCCAGCAAAGGGAATTGCTGAAATTAACGTGACAAAACAGCGGAATGGGGAGCTGGGGACTATCTACCGTCGGTTCTACAACGGTCATTTCCTGCCAATTGATCAGGAGGAAGCTCGCCAGCGCTCGACGCCGCAACCAAAGGCACATCAACGCCGTTACACGAAAGGGAGCCGGGCTGGTCATGAAGATTTTTAACATTACACCAATGGGCAAACCGAGGATGACCCGGGCAGACAAATGGAAACAGCGGGAAGTGGTCATGCGCTACCGGGCATTCTGCGATGAGATCCGCCTGAAGAACGTTGCTATGCCGGAGCAGGGCGGACACATAACCTTCGTAGTTCCCATGCCAAAGAGCTGGAGCCAGAAGAAGCGAGTAACGATGAACGGGCAGGCACACCAGCAGAAACCAGACGCCGATAACATGATTAAAGCGCTGATGGATGCTCTGTTTACTGATGATGCACATATCTGGGACTTTCGTGTCACAAAAATCTGGGGTGAATCCGGACAAATTTTAATTTCTGATATCGGAGAAGTGGCCGCATGAAACTTGAAGCATCGTTAAAGTATTTCAGCCCGCAGGGCATGCATATCAGCGACGACGTGAAAAGCACATCGCCGAATCGCCTGAACGGTACCGACGTTATGACCGGGATCGGGGTGACCAGCAGCCGGGCACGGTTCGGGCTGGCGGCGTTCTTCGGTAAGACTGGCATCAGTAAGACAGATGAGCAACTGACCATTCAGGCGCTGGCGCAGTTCGCCATCAAAAACGCTCCTAAAAATGTCCGCAAAGCCGCTGGTGACAAGCTCGGAACCTGCATGTTGACGCTGGCGCAATTTGCTTTTGCGGAATACTCACGTTCGGCGGCCACCAGTGCAACGTGCCACAGCTGCAGCGGTACCGGGTTTATTTCCCGGCAGGAAGATGTAATTAAGCACCCGGGTATTTTCGATGCATACGGTGTCGAAGTGATGGCCCCAAAGATTAAAAATGAACTGGTAAAAAGAGTCTGTGGAGTGTGCGGAGGAAAGAAAGTTATCCATGCGCGATGCAGGTGTGGTGGTAAAGGGGAGGTGTTAGATCGTAAAGCGACCAAAGAACTTGGCGCGCCGGTTTTCAAAACATGTGAACGCTGCTCTGGTAATGGCTTCTCTGTAGTACCCTCAGCGACGGTACATCGCACCATACTGAAGCGTCTCCCGGATCTTCATCAGTCTTCGTGGTCACGCAACTGGAAACCGTTCTATGAGGTGCTGGTGGATATGCTGCGTCAGGGTGAGCGACAAGCAGCGGTAGAATTCGAGAAGGCAACAACTTACTAAAGTGATCGGAGCAAATGGCGGCAAATCTTTGCACGATAGAGTTGACTTTGCATAAAGTTGTCCTGTATACTTTCAATCGTGGAAGATACCGTCCAAACGAAATCAATCATCGAAACCCTGCCTCGGCGGGGTTTTTTACTTTTATGGGTCCATCTTGAACTTCTTTCAGCGCCAGAATCAAAAGTGACTTTTGCCGATAAAATTTTTGGCAAAATTGCGAAAAATGCCCCTTAACTGGGAATCTTCGTTTCCCATCCTGAGATAATAGAAAGGCGGTAACTGCAAACCTATTAATTCAGGAGGAGCAATGCGGCTCTATCTAGGTATGGTGTTTTTCGCACCGTCTCTTATTTTGTTTATTAAAACATGGTGTTAACCACAAAGGCCCATTTCAGTGGGCCTTTTCTATTTGTGCTGCCAGAACGTCACTCACTCTGTGCTTTGTCGTAAATCCATCTGGCGCCATTCATACAGGCCCACTGTCTGACGGGCTCATAACCCAATCCGGGCAGGTTAAAGAGCGCGTGATTCCTAACCCCGCAATCGCTAACAGGGCCGCCCATTCCTTTCTCGCACAGCACCCCGTTAACCCGGAGGTGGAGACTATGAAAATGCCAACTAACCCGAATAACTGGCCTGATCTGCTGGAGTTGCTGCAGAGCTGGTGGCGCGGAGATACGCCGCTGGGGGCCGTGCTGCTCTCAGTTATTATGGCGGGTCTACGTATCGCCTATAGCGGCGGTGGCTGGAAAAAGATGTTTCTTGAGGGGCTTCTGTGTGGGGCGCTAACGCTGACATTCGCATCGGGGCTTGAATACTTCGACTTCCCCAAATCTCTCTCAATCACCATTGGCGGTGGGGTTGGGTTCGTAGGCGTAGACGCCATCAGGGCGTTTGCAATGAAATATCTTGGCAGCCGATTCGGTATCGGTGGCGGCGATAACAAGGCTTAACCATGACAGCAGATCAAATTATCGAGGGTATCCTCGGCAAAGAGGGTGGTTATGTCGATCACCCATCTGATAAAGGCGGGCCGACCCGCTGGGGCATCACGCAAACCACCGCCCGTGCACATGGCTACACCGGTGATATGCGAAACCTGCCCAGGGATACAGCAAAGCAAATCCTGCTGAGCGATTACTGGACCGGACCCCGGTTCGACCAGGTGGCAAGTTTATCTCCGTTACTGGCAGATGAGCTTTGCGACACTGGCGTGAACATGGGGCCAGCTGTCGCCAGTAAGTTCTTTCAGCGCTGGCTGACGGCAATGAATATGCGCGGGAAGCTTTATCCCGATCTGATCCCGGATGGTGCCATTGGCCCCCGAACCATCACCGCGCTTAAGGGATATCTTTCTGCCCGCGGGAAAGAGGGTGAACAGGTTCTGTTGCGCGCGCTGAACTGCAGCCAGGGTGCCAGATATCTCGAACTGGCGGAGGGCCGCGAAGCCAACGAGGATTTTCTCTACGGCTGGGTTAAGGAGCGTGTCCTGTGAAGATGATCATTTTCGCTTTGCTCGTGCTGGTGGCTGTGCTCGTTCTGTTACTTCTGCGCAAATATACCCGGCTGGAGTTTGTAGGCCATGCCAGCCTGCTGCTGAAAACGTGGTCTGTAAAGCTGGGAGCTATCGGCGCGCTGGTTGGTGTATGGGCGCAGTCATTCCCGGATGCTGCGCTGCACGCCTGGGTGATGCTGCCGCCAGATATCAAAAATATTCTGCCGCCAAACATCGTTGCGTTGATTAGCCCTGCGCTGGTGGTGCTGGCCGTGCTATCGCAATACGTACGCCAGCCAGTATTGAAAGCTAAGGCCGACGAACTGAAGGAGCCGCAATGAGCTACGAAATTATTGCTGGGCTGGTGGTTGTCATCCTGGGTGCTATCGCTGGTGCGTTCGGCATCGGTCATGCTCGCGGGACCAGTAAGGCTGAAGCCAAAGCCGATCAGCAGCGTACCGAAGAGAACGCCGTCGCCACCGTCGCCGCGGCAGAACGTAAGGCAGAAGTCACGAAAGAGGCCAGCGATGTACAGCAGACTGTTAGCCATATGCCTGATGACGATGTTGATCGGGAGCTGCGCGAGCACTTCACCCGCCCCGGCAGTCGTTGATACCGCCTGCAGCTGGGTGCGGATTATCTACCTGACCGACCACGATATCGACGTGCTGGATAAGCAGACCAAGCGCGACATTCTGGCGCACAACAAATCAGTGCTGGTGAACTGCCCGCAACAAACCGACAAGGCTACTAATAGCTAATAAAAACTGTTGCATCAACACAGCATGAGCATTATATCAGGGAAGACGACACAGTAAGGAGTGCTGCAAGATGAACTTAATGATGGGTGTATTCGGTTCCAGCAACAGGGGAAAAAGTGAAACGCTAATATTTCTGATAAAACTGTTTGAGCAAAGTGATCGCTATGCATCTTTCATGGCAGCAAAACCCCACCCTGGTGGAGAAAAGGATCTTATAGCTGTATTTGAGCGTGATGGACTTAAGATTGGGATATCCACTTTGGGGGATTTGGGCTCTCAGGTTGAAAAATCTACCAAAGAGTTAGCTGAGATGGGATGCCACGTGATCATCACTGCTACACGAACTCAGAAGAAAACAGTTGTTGCTTTTGAAAAGGTTGCTGAAGAGTTCAGTTTCAAAAAACTGTGGTTTGAAAAAAACAACAATATGAATGATTGTTGCAATAATTGGCCCAGTAAGCAGGAAGGGTTTGAGGCAATAAAAAGAAGCCGCTTTAATCAAAGTAATATGATGGATGCCAGTTTTATATTTAGCTACATCGACGGATTACCAGGTTGATTCGTTGGCAATAAATATCAAATACAAGTAAATACGATGCCTCGCAATAGCGGGGCTTTTTATTACCAGAAGCAGGAGAAGAAAATGTTTACCGTTAAGCAGATTATTAACAACGCCACCTCATTGTATGAGGCAAAAGAAATCACCGTTGCTCGCCCTGGCTCTGAGCAATGGCGTCAGGCTTTTGCTCTTGCTGATGAACTGGATGTTATGGCGCCTGACATCATTGAGCATATCCCGATGTCCTATGAGGACCAAGATATGACGAAACCAGTTGGCGATGAGCATCAATTAACGGTCGAGCGTACTGGAGCAAACCGGGCTGATTGCATTGCCATTATTTGTTCAGGGATTCCTTCGCCAGCTTTCCCGGACATACATGAGCTTGGTGGTGTTGGATACCAGTTTCTTTACAAAGGCGATCAGATTTACATCACCAACAGCCACGGCGCGACCATCGAAACAGTTAAGTAAGGCATTACAGGAGCCATTCTGCCGAGTGGCTTCGATAATGCTCCCCACATCGCACAGAGGTAAGACATGTCAGAGATCACACCAGCAGAACAGATCCGACTGAATCTGTTTTCCACCCTGAACTACGACACAGCAGCCGCAAAAGAGGCTATTGCGTTCGTCCAGGATAGCCAGCTCAAATATCAGCTGTTCATCCAGCAGTACAGTCGCGTGACAACTGAATCCGAAGTGGTGGCGCGGACCATCAAAGCAGTTCAGGAGTCGACCGAAGCGCTAGCGCTGTTTGATACCAGCGCAGGGTTGGCGAGTTAAGGCATTACAGAGTCACTTTAAGAGGTGGCTCGATAATGCTTTATTCGGATAAATCATCGCGGTAATCTAAAACCTCCATAACAAAAGGAGGTTGTAATGTTAGAGAGCTATTTCGATCAAGTAGCAAAAGACCATGCAGAGGCAATCAAGCTGAACCAGAGACTTCTTGCTGTTCAGGCGGCGCTGGAAATTGCCAAAGCTTCTGTTTCTTCGACAACAGCAATGGGTGGGGTAAAGTCTGGTTACGATTTAGAAAACGTGACTAAGAAAATAGGTGCATTGGCTGATGCTATTCAAAGTGCTCTTGAAAAATAATCAAGAATCTTACGATTAAATCATCCCAAATTGTTAATTAATATTTAAAAAAAGCCGCATGCGAACGCCTGCGGTTTTTTTTATCATGTTTATGGGGAACATATGCCTGCACTAATTCCACGTGCTTGCCGTAAGCGTGGATGCCCTGGTACAACCACGGACCGCTCAGGCTACTGCGAAAAGCATCGCAATGAAGGCTGGAAACAGCATCAACAGGGAAAGAGTCGACACGAGCGTGGCTACGGTAGTCAGTGGGATATCAGGCGTGAGCGCATCCTGAAACGCGACAACCATTTGTGCCAGAACTGCCTTCGCAGCGGGCGAGCTGTCGCAGCAAAGACGGTTGACCACATCAAGGCCAAGGCTCATGGGGGGGCCGATGACGATTCGAACCTCGAAAGCCTGTGCTGGCCCTGCCATCGAACGAAAACCGGGCGCGAACGCATCAAATGATATCAATTCTCATTTGATGCGAGAGAGAGGGGGGGGCGGGGTCAAATCCCTACGGGCGACCGCCAAAAGGACCGCCGCCTAGCCTTTTTTCACACCGCCGCAGGTTAGAAACTTTTTTTGGGGTCCCCCATCCGATGATTAATAGGAGTTTTCGATTATGTCTGGACCGCCGAAAACCCCGACACATCTACGTTTGGTGAGGGGTAACCCATCTAAGCGAGCGATCAACAAAAACGAACCAGAGCCACCCAAAGGGGTACCCCCAACACCGAAGCATTTCGACAAGCAGGGGAAGTACTGGTTTAAGCGGATTGCTGAGGAACTGGACGCTATCGGCGTTATGTCCCAGCTTGACGCGCGGGCGCTTGAATTGCTCGTTGAAGCCTATACAGAATACCGCCATCACTGTGAAACCCTTGATCGTGAGGGATATACCTACGCGGTTTACAGCGAGGATGATCCTGATGAAGGGAAAGAACGTGAAATCAGAATGATTAAGCCTCACCCGGCGGCAATGATGAAAGCAGATGCATGGAAACGTATGCGTGCAATGCTGGGCGAGTTCGGCATGACTCCTTCAAGCCGGTCGAAAGTCAACCGAGAAACGACACCTGACGATGACCTGATCAGCAAATTCCTTAATTCGAGAGACTAATGGCTAAAGTTGCAGATGGCATACGCTACGCTGAGCGCGTCGTGGCGGGAAATATCATTGCCTGCGAATTTGTTCGCCTCGCTTGCCAGCGCTTCCTTGATGATCTGAAATTCGGCGAGGAACGTGGCGTTTACTTCAGTGAACCGCGTGCGCAGCATATTCTAAATTTTTATAAGTTTGTGCCTCACGTTAAAGGCGCTCTTGCTGGTCAGCCGATTGAATTAATGGACTGGCATATTTTCATTCTGATAAACATCTTCGGTTTTGTTATTCCGCTAGTGAATGAAGAAACCGGCGAAATAGTGCTGCGCAATGACGGCAGTGGAAGGCCGGTAATGGTTCGCCGCTTCCGGACCGCCTATAACGAAGTTGCGCGTAAAAACGCTAAGTCAACCCTGTCTTCTGGCGTTGGCCTGTATATGACCGGCGCTGACAGCGAGGGTGGTGCAGAAGTCTATTCCGCCGCGACGACGAGAGACCAGGCACGGATCGTGTTTGAAGATGCAAAAAACATGGTCAAAAAGGCCAAGCCAACGTTGGGTAAGCTGTTTGAGTTCAATAAACTCGCTATTTACCAGGAGCAAACCGCCTCTAAATTTGAGCCGCTGTCTTCCGATGCAAATAACCTTGACGGCCTGAATATCCATTGCGCCATTATTGACGAGCTGCACGCGCATAAAACGCGTGATGTGTGGGACGTTCTGGAGACTGCAACGGGGGCCCGTCTGCAATCTTTGCTGTTTGGCATCACCACAGCGGGTTTCAACAAAGAGGGTATTTGTTACGAACAGCGTGATTACGCCATCAAAGTATTACGTGGCTACAACAGCGACGTTGAAGGCGCGGTAAAGGATGACACCTATTTTGCCATTATCTTTACCCTCGATAAGGATGATGATCCCTTTGATGAAACGGTATGGCAGAAGGCAAATCCCGGACTCGGTATCTGCAAGCGCTGGGACGACCTACGCCGCCTGGCTAAGAAAGCGAAAGAGCAGGTTTCCGCCAGGGTTAACTTTTTCACCAAACACATGAATATCTGGGTAACGGCTGAGTCTGCCTGGATGGACATGATGAAATGGGAGAAATGCGAGTATATAGCTCCCCGGCATGAGCTTAAAACCTACCCCATGTGGGCTGGCGTTGACCTGGCGCATAAAATTGATATTTGCGCAGCCGTAAAGCTCTGGCGTGCTGATAATGGACACGCCCATGCTGACTTTAAATTCTGGCTACCTGAAGGACGGCTGGAAAAATGTTCTGCACAGATGGCGCAGATGTATCGCAAATGGGCCGAGCTGGGAAAACTTGAGCTTACCGATGGTGATGTTATCGATCATGCCCAGATAAAAGCGGATTTCCTTGAATGGATTAACGGCGAGAACCTGAAAGAAACCGGATTCGACCCGTGGAGTGCGACGCAGTTCAGCCTGGCGCTGGCAGAAGAAGGCGTGCCGCTGGTGGAGGTCCCTCAAACCGTCAGAAACTTTTCTGAATCCATGAAAGAGGTTGAATCGCTGGTCTACGGAGGGCGTTTCCACCACAGCAATCACCCGGTAATGAACTGGATGATGTCAAACGTTACCGTTAAGCCGGATAAAAATGACAACATTTTCCCTAACAAATCCACGCCGGAAGCCAAAATAGACGGCCCCGCTGCGCTATTTACCGCAATGAGTCGAATGCTGGTTAATGGCGGGGAACCTGAGGCGAGCCTTTCTGATCACCTGGAAAGTTACGGCGTCCGTTCACTTTAAAGAGGCGCTTATGATCCTGATGATTCTTGCCCCGCTGATCGGGGTGATTGGTGCTGCTTTGTTTTCATATGGCGCATGGCTGATATTCCCGCCCGCAGGATTTATTACTGCTGGTGTTCTGTGTCTGTTCTGGTCATGGGCAGTATCAAAATATTTGTCCGCGCCACGTAATGTTCAAAACGAAGGCGGTGACTGATGTTCTTTCCCGGATTGTTTCAAAAATCTAATACTCCGGTGACCACACCTGCAGAGTTAGCGGAAGCCGTAGGGATGACTTACGACACCTATACCGGAAAGCGCGTCAGCAGCCAGAAAGCGATGCGTCTTACAGCGGTGTTTGGTTGCATCAGGGTGCTGGCTGAGTCAATGGGAATGCTTCCCTGCAACCTGTACAAGGTCACTGGCAACAGCAAGCAAAAAGCGACCTCTGAAAGGCTGCATAAATTACTGACCATGAAGCCAAATGACTATATGACCCCTCAGGAGTTCTGGGAGCTGGTCATTGTGTGTCTTTGCCTGCGCGGTAATTTTTATGCCTACAAGGTCAAAGCGCTGGGTGAGGTGGTCGAGCTTTTACCCATTGATCCGGGCTGCGTTGACCCTAAGCTTAACAGTCAGTGGCAACCGGTGTATCAGGTCACTTTCCCTGATGGTTCGACGGATGTGTTGGGTCAGGATGATATCTGGCACGTCCGAACACTGACCTTTGACGGGCTGGTTGGTCTGAACCCAATTGCATACGCCAGAGAGGCAATTTCTCTGGGTATGGCGACTGAAGAACACGGGGCAAGACTGTTCTCAAATGGCGCGGTCACTTCTGGCGTTCTCCGTACTGAGCAATCGTTGACCGACGCTGCCTATGACAGGTTGAAGAAAGATTTTGAGGATCGTCACCTCGGGCTCAGCAATGCGCATCGTCCGATGATTCTCGAAATGGGGCTCGACTGGAAGTCGATGGCGCTCAATGCCGAGGACAGTCAGTTTCTTGAGACCAGAAAATTCCAACTGGAGGAGATTTGCCGACTGTTCAGGGTGCCGATGCACATGGTGCAGAACACCGACCGCGCCACCTTCAGCAATATCGAAAACCTTGGCATTGGCTTCATTAACTATTCACTCGTTCCGTATATGACCCGTATTGAGCAGCGAATCAACGTGGGGCTGGTGAAGGAATCGAAGCAGGGCACCTATTATGCCAAGTTTAATGCCGGTGCTTTGCTGCGTGGGGATATGAAATCCAGATTTGAATCGTATTCAACCGGTATTAACTGGGGCATTTACTCACCAAACGACTGCCGTGAACTGGAAGATATGAACCCACGCTCTGGCGGTGACATTTATCTGACGCCGATGAATATGACGACCAAGCCGTCTGACAGCAATAAGAGCAAAACAACCGAGGAACAACATGATGCCGATGACTAAACAGCGGCTGGATATTCCGCTGAAGCTAAAGTCTGTCAGCGACAGCGGGGAGTTTGAAGGCTATGGCTCTGTGTTTGGCGTTAAGGACAGTTACGACGATGTCGTTGTTCCCGGCGCTTTCAGTAAATCACTTCAGTCATGGCGGGAGAAAAACGCACTTCCGGCCATGCTCTGGCAGCATCAGATGGATGAACCGATCGGGGTTTATACCGAAATGAAAGAGGATGACGTCGGCTTATATGTCAAAGGCCGGTTACTCATTGATGATGATCCTCTTTCAAAGCGAGCGCATGCCCACATGAAGGCCGGTTCTTTAACCGGCCTTTCTATTGGTTACATGCTCAAAGACTGGGAGTACGACCGCGAGAAAGGCGTGTTTCTCCTCAAGGAGATCGACCTTTGGGAGGTCAGCCCCGTAACGTTTCCGTCGAATGACGAGGCTCGGGTCAGCGATGTTAAAAGCGCGTTTGCCCGCGGCGAAACACCATCCCAGAAAAGTATTGAACGGGTCCTGCGCGATGTTGGGCTCTCCCGCACCCAGGCCAAAGCATTCATGGCCGGGGGCTATGGCAACCTCTCTCAGCGTGACGCTGATGGTGTGGATGCCGCACTGGATGCATTGAAAAACATCAAATTTTAATCAGGAGTTGAATTATGGCAGTCGAAATTAAAGACGTTGAGCAGGTCGCGCAGGATTTGCAGCAAAAATTCGATGATTTTAAAGCGAAAAATGATAAACGCATTGACGCTATCGAAGCTGAAAAAGGCAAGCTGGCCGGAGAAGTTGAAACACTTAACGGCAAGCTGACCGAGCTGGATCAGCTTAAAACCGCGCTGGAGGATGAGCTTAAACAGGTTAGGCGTCCCGCTGGTGGTACTCAAAGCAAGGCCGCAACCGAGCACAAAACCGCTTTCATCGACTTTATGCGCAAGGGTAAGGATGACGGACTGCGTGATCTGGAGCGTAAAGCCCTGCAGGTTGGTGTGGATGAAGACGGCGGATATGCTGTCCCGGAAGAGCTGGACCGCACCATTCTTAATCTTCTGAAAGATGAAGTAGTGATGCGCCAGGAGGCCACAACTATCACTGTTGGCGGTGCCAACTATAAAAAGCTGGTTAACCTTGGCGGCACCGCTTCCGGCTGGGTCGGTGAAACCGATCTCCGTCCAGCTACTGATGCGTCTAAACTCGCTCAGATTGAACCGTTCATGGGTGAAATCTACGGAAACCCTCAGGCAACCCAGACGATGCTGGATGATGCCTTCTTTAACGTAGAGGACTGGATCAACAGCGAACTCGCGCTTGAGTTCTCCGAACAGGAAGAAATCGCTTTCACCAGCGGCAACGGTACGAAAAAACCGAAAGGCTTCCTGGCCTACGCCTCGACTCTGGATGACGATAAAACCCGTGCCTTTGGCACGCTGCAGCACATTCTTTCCGGTGTGGCGGCTGGTGTGACTGCAGATGCGATTATCAAACTGGTCTACACCCTGCGCAAGGTGCACCGCAACGGCGCTAAGTTCATGATGAATAACAACAGCCTGTTTGCCGTTCGCATTCTGAAGGACTCCGAGGGTAACTATCTCTGGCGTCCGGGCCTTGAGCTGGGCCAGCCTTCCTCTCTGGCAGGTTATGGCGTTGCTGAGAATGAGCAAATGCCGGATATCGCAGCTGATGCGAAAGCAATTGCGTTCGGTAACTTTAAACGCGGCTATACCATCGTTGATCGCATTGGTACCCGCATCCTCCGCGACCCGTATACCAACAAACCATTCGTTGGTTTCTACACCACCAAACGTACCGGCGGAATGCTCGCCGATTCTCAGGCCATCAAACTGCTGCAGATCGGTGCAGGCGCATAATCTGATGGGGCTTCGGCCCCATTCTTATGGAGGTCATGATGCTGCTGAAAAAAGACCTGAAATGGTCACCTGATGGCATTCAGATCATAAATATTACCGCCGGTGAATATGAGGCTGGCTCACTTCCTGAACGTGCTCTTGAGGTTGCTGCCCAGATGGGGATTCTCGACGGGACTAAACAGCCTGAAATTGAAACACCAGTTAAGCCTAAAACCAGCAATAAGCGGGGTGAGGGAAAATGAAGCCCTCTGTAGAAGAGCTTCGTTACCAGTGCCGTATCGACAGCGATGATGACACAGAGGATGTGATGTTAACGCTCTACCTCAACGCCTCTCTGAAGCATGCGGAAAAAATCACTAATTGCCGTCTTTATGATAACGCTGTTCCTGACGACGACCCTGACGGGGTGGTAATCGAGGACGATATCAAACTGGCCCTGATGCTGTTGGTTTCGCACTGGTATGAAAACCGGGAGCCTGTTAGTAGCGACAGCGTTAACTCTATTCCGTTCGGTGTTGATGCAATTCTGAAACAGCATCGCAAAGTACCAGGTACGTAGGAGGTGATATGCAGGCAGGACGATTACGGCACCGGGTCACCATTCAAAACTTCACAACCTCCAGAATGCCATCAGGTCAGCCGGTTGAAAAATGGGAAGATGGGAAAACCATCTGGGCCGAGGTTAAGGGGATAAGCGGTCGTGAGCTGTTAGCCGCTGGCGTAGAGCATGCTGATGCGACAATCCGAGTCTGGGTGCGTTTTCGCAAGGATATTTCAGCCGCGTCCAGATTGAACGTCCGCACCGGCCCGTTTAAAGGTGCCGTTCTTAACGTTACCGGCCCTCCGGTTCCGGATATCAAAGGTACCCGGCTGGAAATTCTCTGCAAACAGGGGACCGAAAAATGATTGATGTGAATCTGGATTTTTCCGGTTTGCAGGATATCGCCCGAGACCTGCAAACCCTCAGCAAAGCCGAAAACAATAAAGTCCTCCGGGATTCGACCCGTGCCGGGGCTGAAGTTCTCCGGCAGGAAGTGATTGATCGTGCTCCGGAACAGACCGGTAAGCTGAAGAAAAACGTTGTTGTCGTCACCCAGAAAAGCCGCCGTCGCGGTGAAATATCATCGGGGGTGCATATTCGAGGCGTTAACCCGCGAACGGGGAACAGCGACAATACAATGAAGGCCAGCAACAAGCGGAATGCGTTTTACTGGCGCTTCGTGGAGTTGGGAACATCTACGGCGCCTGCACATCCGTTTGTTCGCCCAGCTTTTGATACCCGCATGGAAGAAGCTACGCATGTGGCGATGCAGCGGATGAATCAGGCTATCGATGAGGTGTTATCAAAATGACAGAGGATGAGCTCTATGACCTGCTGTCGTCGCTGGCAGACGGGCGGGTTTATCCGTATGTGGTGCCACTAGGCAGCGACGGACTTCCTGCAGTTTCCACTCCCTATGTCATTTTCTCGATACCGACTGATGTTGCCGGGGATGTTTTCTGCGGCCAGGCAGAGTCGACACTGCGCATTCAGGTTGATGTATGGGCTGAAACGAATGACGAAGCCAGAGCGTTACGCCTGGACGCCCTGGCTCGCCTGCAGGTTCTTTCACCTGTCGAGGTGACAAAAATTCCTGGCTACGACACGACTACCCATCTTCATCGGGCAACTCTCGAAATAACGGTTATTGCCTGACAAAAACCAATCCAATCCAATCCGACCGCCGCTGGCGGTTTTTTCATTTATGGAGGCTGCGATGTCAGCACTATTTGAACGTGCCCAAAAAACGGTAGTAATGATTACCTCTGTGCCGGTCACCGCGGCAGAGCTGGATACCGCAACCTGGTTAAACCTGAGTTGCACTATCAAACAGGCCAGCTTTACCGCTGGTCAGAAAAACGATATTGACGTGACAGTGCTGTGTTCGGATGAAACGGAAAATATCAACGGCCTTCCTGCTCCGTCTGAAATGTCACTTTCCGGTAACTTCTACCGCAACCCGGCGCAGGATGCACTTCGTGCAGCATATGATAACGACGGGGTTTATGGATTTAAGGTTATTTTCCCGTCTGGTAATGGATTCCTGATGCGCGCTGAGGTACGTCAGCACACCTGGGATTCTCAAACCAACGGTGTTGTTGCTGCAACGTTCTCGCTACGTCTGAAAGGCAAACCCACCAATATTAATGCCCCAGGAGTCCTGTCTTTTGCTACTGACCTTCCGGCGTCCCAAACGGTCGCGGCAGGAAGCGCCCTGACTATGGGCGTGGTCGTCCAGGGCGGTACGGCACCTTATACCTACGTCTGGAAAAAGGGCACCTCGACGGTCAGCGGCCAGACTAGCGCAACGTTTACGAAAGCCAGCGCTGTATCCGGTGATGCCGGGGTTTATTCCTGCGTGGTTACTGATGCCGATGGCACTGTGATCACCTCTTCTGATTGCACCGTCACCGTCAATTAACGGAGCGCCGGGCGACCGGCGATAAACTTAATGTCAAAACCGAGTCTTAAAGCACTGGCACTTGCACCGATGGCGGGCTTTCGTAAAAAAGAAGTCTCCGTTCCGGAGTGGGATAACGCCAAAGTCATCATTCGTGAGCCATCAGCAGAAGCCTGGATTCGCTGGCAGGGCATTGCCAGCCCGGAACCACCCAAACCACCGGAAGGGCAGGATCCCCAGGAGGCACCAGAACTGACCCCTTCAGAACGAGCCTTCCGCACGATGCGGGCCGACGTCACGCTTTTCATCGATATTTTGCTTGATACCGACCTGCAGCCCGTCTTTACTGTCGATGACACCGAACAGGTTGAAGCGATCTATGGCCCTGTGCATTCCCGGCTTTTGAAGCAGGCACTTGATCTCATTCGTGACGCGGATGATGCTAAAGCAAAGTAAAAATGCCTGGCATGCAGTTCCTGATGGCGCTGGCGCTCCGGATGGGCCGCACGCTGGGCGAACTGCGACAAACCATGACAGTCGGCGAATTCCGGATGTGGGCTGAATACGATCGTATCAGCCCAATCGGCGATATTCGCGGCGATATTCTCAATGCTCAGCTGGTATCAGCGGTTTACGGGGCACAGGGCGTTAAAGTCACCATTGAAGATGCTCAGCTTCAGTGGGGCACAGAAGAGGATGAGGTAAGCGACAGCGGTGATCCCTTTGCAGGGCTGGAAGCAGCGCTGCTGGCTGCGTCAGCATAGCCGGTAATAATTCGTGTGGATGCCACTCATAACAGGTGTTATGTTGTTTTTTTGACACACGGAGTGCTTTAAATGACTACTACTGGCTGGATATTATTATTTGTTTTTGCTCGCCTTATTGATCTTGTTATCTGGTATTTCCTGAACAGAGGAAGCGTAAGAGCTAATGATCAGATCGCTATGCTTAAAGAAATCTCTGAAAAGCAAAGTGCTCAAATTGATCTTCTGATTGCACTTGCTCATAAAAAAGAGGAACCAGAAAAAGATTATCTGGAAGAAGCAAGGAAAAAAGCTGGTTTAATTTAATAATATTAAAATCATAAAAAGCCCCACAATGTGGGGTTTTTTGTTTCTGAGGAAATGAAATGGCAACCCTGCGTGAACTTATCATTAAAGTTTCTGCTAACTCTCAGTCATTCCAGACCGAGATAGCCCGCGCGTCACGTATGGGGGCTGATTATTATAAGACAATGCAGAATGGCGGCAGGCAGGCTGCGGCTTCAGTTCGGGAAACTCGCCGTTCTGTTGCTGAGCTAACTGACCAGATGGAGTCAGCAAAGGCTACCGCACTGGGATTAACCGGGGCATTTGCTGGAGCTTTTGCTACGGGGCATTTAATATCCCTGGCTGATGAATGGAATTCAGTAAACGCCCGCCTAAAACAGGCATCTCAATCAACTGATGATTTTACCAGCTCTCAAAAACAGCTGATGGATATCAGTCAGAAAACGGGCACATCTTTTTCTGACAACGCTAATTTATTTTCCCGTTCAGCAGCCTCAATGCGGGAATATGGTTACAGCTCCAGCCAGGTGCTGGATATTACTGAGGCTATTTCTACTGGGTTAAAACTTTCTGGCGCGAATGCTCAGGAGTCCAGTTCGGTCATCACTCAGTTTAGCCAGGCTCTTGCGCAGGGTGTGCTGAGGGGCGAAGAATTCAATGCCGTCAACGAGAGCGGCGACAGGGTTATACGGGCGCTTGCGGCAGGTATGGGAGTTGCGCGTAAAGACCTAAAATCTATGGCGGATCAGGGGCAGTTAACCATTGATAAAGTAGTGCCAGCCCTTATCAGCCAGCTTGGTAAGCTCCGGAATGAATATGGTGAGTTGCCGCAGACCGTTTCATCGTCGGCAACTAAAGTTGAAAACGCTTTTATGCAATGGGTCGGTGGAGCTAATGAAGCGAGTGGCGCCACAAATACCCTGACCGGATTACTTGATGGCGTAGCCAACAATATTGATCAGGTCGCCACTGCTGCCGGAGCACTTGTTGCCGTTGGCGCAGCCCGATATTTGGGAAATATGGCTCTTGGTGCCAGCTCTGCGACGGCTGGGATTATTAACGCTGCAAAAAGTGAAGTAGCTTTAGCTGAAGCCCAGGTAAGAGGGACGCAGGTTTCGACAGCTCGCGCGCGTGCTGCAGTTTATCGTGCCCAGCAGGCGCTGGCAGCGGCGCGGGGTACAGACGCGCAGGTCGCCGCAGAAAAACGGCTTTCACTGGCGCAGGAGTCACTTAACCGTAATATTCAGGCCAGAGTATCCGCTCAGACTGCACTGAACTCGGTTACTGCTGTGGGATCCCGGCTCATGGGGGGAGCATTAGGCCTCGTTGGCGGTATTCCAGGGCTGGTTTTGCTTGGTGCTGGTGCCTGGTACACGATGTACCAGAATCAGGAGCAGGCCAGATTATCCGCACAGGAATATGCAAACACCATTGATGCAGTCCGTGAAAAGACAAAATCAATGACCCTGCCCGAAGTTTCTGATAATGAGAACAAAACCCGTCAGGCGCTGGATGAGCAAAACCGTCTTGTTGATGCCCAAACATCAAAAGTAAAAAGCCTGAAGGAAGAGATCGCGGGCTATCAGTATGTCCTGTCTAACCCCGGACCAACAACCAGTGGCGGTTTCATGATAAACCACCTGACTTCGGTCGAAGCGGTCACCCGTGGTCTGGAAGAAGCGACTTCCGCTCTTGCCGTTGAACAGGAGAGGTTAGCTCAGATGCAGGCTAAGTCTGAGTCGATCCAGTCGGTACTGGAGGGGATAGAGAACAGGCGAATAGCATTAATCCGGCAGCAGGCTGCAGAACAAAATTCAGCTTATCAATCGTTATTAATGATGAACGGTGAGCATACGGAATTTAACCGTCTTCTGGGTCTCGGAAATAATCTTCTCATGGCCCGGCAGGGGCTGGTAAACGCACCAGTACGCTTACCACAGGTAGACCTGACAACCCAGCAAACGTCTGCACTTGAAAAAAGCCGTCGTGATCTGGCGCTTTCAAAACTCAAAGGTGAGGACAAGGAGCGCGCACGACTGGGTTATGCTGCGGATGACCTGGGGTTAACTAACGACCCACAGTTTCAGACCGGACGGCAGGAGTTGATTAATAACGGCCTGAATGAATGGAGAAACAACCAGGAAAATAAACCCAAGCCAAAAGGAAGGCATGGGAAAACCGAGGCGGAGAAAACCGAAGATACCTATACCCGGCTGATTAAACAGCAACGGGAGCAAATTGCTCTTTCCAGCCAAAACACTGAGCTGGCAAAGATGAAATATCAGGTCACTCAGGGGGAATTATCTTCGCTTGAAAAATCCAAAAAGGAAACATTGCTGCACAATGCTGCGCTTATTGATCAGAAAAATATCGCTGAACAGCTAAAAACATTCCGCGAAGGTCTGGCCGACAGTAATACTGCCGCCCGGGAAAGGGGGAATATCGATTTCCTCGGCGCGGGACAGGGGGATAAAGCCCGTGATCGAATGAAGGAAATGGCGGATATTCGCGCTGATTTTCTCAGGCAGCAGCGGGATTTACAGCGTGATTTCAGTCGTGGGCAGATTTCCGAAGACCTGTATAAAAAGCAAACGGAAGCGCTTAAAACAGCGCTTACTGAACGGCTGGCGATTCAGGAGGACTACTACAAGAAAACCGATGAACAGCAGTCAGACTGGCGGGCGGGGATCAGCGATTCTCTGATGAACTATGCCGATCAGGCTTCTGATCTGAGTTCAATGGCGGCCTCTGCAACCAGCGAAATTCTGAATAATGCCACTAACTCGATCTCTACCAATATGACAAACGTTCTGACGGGCGCGACCAGCTTTAAAGAGGGGATGTCGAATATCTTCACGTCTTTAGGGGAAAGTGTCATTCAGTCGCTGATCCAGATGGCAACTCAGGCGCTGATCACCAAAGCCATTCTGGCTTCAGTGGGGGGCGGCTTTGGCGGAATTTTTGGCAGTATTTTGGGCGGGGCGAGTAGTGCTGCCAGTAGCGGAACAGCGATTCAAAGCGCGGGAGCAAATTTCTCCTTTAACGCTCTTGGAGGCGTTTACGATTCTCCGTCACTTTCTGCCTACAGCAATGGTGTTTACAGCACTCCCCAATATTTTGCGTTTGCGAAAGGGGCAGGTGTATTCGGCGAGGCCGGGCCGGAAGCCATCATGCCACTTACCCGTGGCGCTGATGGTTCGCTGGGGGTTAAAGCTGTAGGGCGGGAATCACTGGCGGTACAGAACGCAGCGAGGCAGATAGAGGCGCAACCACGAATTGCGGTCAGCGTGGATGCGCGTAGCACGTTTAGTGGACAACCTGACGACGCCACGATGATCGCTGTAGAGCGTCGGAATGCCGCGTTAAAGCATGAAATTATTAACGAGTTAGCCGCTGAAGTGATTAAACCGCAAAAGAGATTTGGGCGGGCTATTTACTCTAATCTTCAGGCTAAAAGACCAGACTGATTACCTGCCGGGAGGAAATGTTAATGGCAGATATTATCTACCCGGATGAGTACCTTCCCATGCCACTGATGGACGGGTACGGGTTTAAGCCTGTATCGCCATTATTACGCACGGAATTGACCTCCGGTCGCTCCAGGCAGCGACGGCGATATACTTCAACACCTACTCAGGCATCAGTTAAATGGATTTTTCAGACTGACGCGCTGGCGCAGGTGTTTGAAGCTTTTTTCCGTGATGCTCTTAAAGATGGTGAATACTGGTTCTATCTGAAACTACAGACTCCAATCGGGGTGAAGCCCTACAGAGCCAGGTTCGTGGATATTTACGAAGGGCCTACGCTGGTGGCACCAAAATACTGGCAGTACAGCGCAACGCTGGAGTTATGGGAACGTCCGTTACCGCCTGCGGGGTGGGGGAATTACCCGGAATGGCTGGCTGGCCAGTCATTGCTCGATATTGCACTGAATAAAGAGTGGCCTAAACATGAAGATACTTGAGCGGCTTTACGCCAGCAGCGGTTCTGAAGTTATTCACGATACGCTGCAGATAACGGCAGGGGATCAGAACTACTGGCTGACTCGGGGTTATGACGATACTACCGTGACCCTTGATAACGGGCAGACTGCAACATTCGAAGCCTGCGCGATTGAAATTGCGCTACCTGCTCGCAATGCCGACGGAACACAAGACCTGAAGTTTTCTGTCAGTAATATTGATGGTGTTGTTTCAGCGGCGATCGACAGCATTCTTGATGATTTGAAGTCCGCAACGTTGACTTTCCGACGATATGTTTCAACGGACTTATCAGCCCCGGCAGCAGCGCCTTACACTTTGGATATAAAAAACGGCACATGGACGCCATCGGCGGTTCAGATCACCGCCGGGTACATGAATGTTCTGAAAACCGCCTGGCCCCGTAATCGTTACAACCTCGTCGATCATCCTGGTCTGCGCTACCTGTACTGAGGTTCCTCTATGTTTCAACCTGACAAATATCTTTCGGTCAAATGGCTGAAGGGGGGCCGCGCTTACCCTGAGCTTGACTGTTTCGGCATTGTGAATGAAATCCGCGCAGACCTTGGGTTGCCCCTCTGGCCTGATTTCTCAGGGGTGACAAAAGACTGCGGCGGCCTGGACCGCGAGGCAAGAAAGCTGATGCGCTCCCTTGAGCGCTGCGAACCCTGCGAGGGGGCAGGAGTGGCCTGTTACTCCGGCTCAGTCGTGACACACGTTGGTATTGTTGTTTTGCTGGATAACCAGCTACAGGTTGCAGAGTGCAATCCGGCTACGAACGTCACATTTCTGCCACTTAACCGATTTGTTACCCGGTTTTACCGCGTGGAGTTCTGGCGATGACTATTCGATTTTATCCTTCGCGTCTTCCTGGCGAACCGCTGGCGCAGCGTGAACATGGTGAAATGACCCTGCATGACTGGCTGAGAAAACACGTTCCCAGCTACACGCCTGACAGAACGCATCCAATTGCTGTTGAGGTTAACGGGCGTCCAGTTCCGTCCGCTGAGTGGCCATTATGCTATTTACGTGCAGATAGTGATGTTCGTATTTACCCCGTTCCCTATGGTACCGGGCTGGAAATTGCTGCCTGGGCAGCGGTGGCTGTCGCTGTAGCCTCGGCTGCATACAGCATCATTATGATGTCCCAGTTGGGGAAAATGGGGGCTTCGACCGCCAACGGTGATCAGCTTGACCTCTCTCCGGCAAAGGCGAATACCGCAAAACTGGGTAGTCCGATCCGGGAGGTATTTGGCCGTTGTAAGGTGTTCCCTGATTACCTGGTTCAGCCTGTCAGCCGGTTTGACCGGGCTGATCCGCAGATTTACCGCACTGAAATGTTTTTATCCGTTGCATACGGTGAATACGCTGATTTCCGCAACACAGTGAAAATCGGTAACACGCCGCTTTCCTCATTCGGGGATGATGCCAGCATAACGATTTATCCTCCTGGAGCGGACGTCAGCGGCGACCGCAGGGCAGATAACTGGTTTAACTCGACAGAAGTCGGTGGCACCAACTCCGGTACCGCCGGTCTCGACCTCGCATCGACGGGGCCGGGGAGGGTGAGTGTCAGCGCTGCAGCGGTTGCTGTGTCTGGTGATGCCGTTACGTTGATTGGACAGACGGCAGACGACGATTCAGGAAACGACACATCTGTCCCTGAGTCGTGGAAGGCGGGTACCGTAATTACCATCGTGGCACCTCACGCCTTCACTGTCAGTAATGACGGTGGTCGAACAGCTATCCACGGTGATTTTACGGAGCTTAACCCTGCTGTAGGTCAGGCGGTGAGCCTGCACTGGACGAACTACGATTACGATCTGTTTGTATCGTCGTTTACGCCTGGCTCTCCGGCAGTTCCCGGCGTCGCCGGTTCTGCGGCGTCTCTTACCGCTTCGGCAGCACCGACCACGTATGATTTCAGCGCATCTCCTGTTTCATTCACGCTGACCTGGTCCGGGCATAGCTATGTGATTTCACTGTCGGCGAATTATCTCACGATGGCTGCGTTGCTCGATACCATCACCGACCAGCTGACCGGGTCAGGACTTATCGCGCAGGATGACGGTGGACGTGTACAGATTACTGAGAAAACCAGCCCGTGGAGCGGGCACAGCATCGGCTATACAGTGCTACCCTCGGCAGTATTCGGGGATGCTCCCGTCAACGTTGCGGGCGTGGCGTCTACCGGCGGGAGCCCGGAAATATTACCCGCTGTCACGCTGGCATGGGGGAGTGCTTCAGGAACCGCGTTTTCAGGCATTCCCGACGGTACACAGCGTATTGCGTTGAGTGCGAAAGGGGACCAGTACACGATAACTGAGATTGACGGGCTGACGATTACTGTCAGCAGGATGAAGGAGGATGTTTCCGGCAATCTGGTTATTGATGCCGGCTGGCCGGGATTCACCTCCCGCACGTTACTGGACGCCAGTGTTACCGGGTTAAATGACTCATCGGACTGGATGGGGCCATTTTTGTGCTGCCCGGAGGGAGAGGTTACGACTGAAGTTGAACTGAACTTTACCTACCCGAATGGCCTGGTAGATATCGGAAGTAAAGACGGGAAAATTCACTGGCACGACGTCTGGATCACTATTCAGTATCGTCTGACCGGGACCAGTGACTGGTCATCAGTCTCCATTAAGCACGGCAATAACACCGTAAACATGATCGGCTATACGGAGACGATTACTTTTCCGACCTCCGGTAACTATGAGATTCGTGTCAAACGTGATACGCCGGTATGGGGCGGGACGACTCGCGACTCCGTACAGTGGCAATCCCTGAAAGCCAAATTGCCTGCTCGACCAACCCGTTACCAGAACATCACCACGATGGCGATTACTCTACGAACGGGCCCCCGGCTGGCGTCTCAGTCCGATCGGCGCGTCAGTGCGGTTATCAACCGTCTGTATGACGGCAGTCCGTCACGCAGTATCTCCGGCGGTTTTTACTATCTTGCCCGCAGCCTTGGGTATTCCGACAGCCAGATCGATATGGAGACCATTAACCACCTGGAGGCAACATACTGGACACCACGCGGGGAGTATTTTGATTATGTTGCCGACAGCGACAGCACATCGGCAAAGGACATTTTCGACCGTATCACCGAAGCGGGCATGGGTTACTTCCTTCTTTCAGACGGTAAGATTTCTGCTGGCCGGGAAGGGGTTAAGAGCTGGGCCGGGATGATCACACCGCAGGAAATGACTGAGGAAATGCAGACCACTTTCCGCGCGGTGACGGATGATGATTTTGACGGTGTAGACGTTAAATATATTAATCCGCTGACCTGGGCAGAGGAAACTGTGCAGTGCCGGACGCCGGATAATCCGGTACCGCGAAAAGTTGAATCGCACTCGCTGGATATGGTGATGAGTGCAGACAGGGCATACCGTATCGGCATGCGCCGGTTGATGAAGCATATCCATCAACGGCGAACCTACTCGACGTCCACAGAGATGGATGCCTGGTGCTATCAGTTCAGTGATCGCCTGGTGTTGGCCGATGATATCCCTACCTCAGGAACTATCAGTTGCCTGATTGAGCACAGGGAATATGATTCAGAGAAAATCACTCTGTTTGTGACGGAACCGCTCAACCGGGGTTATGCCAGTCCGCGTTGTTGGATACGGTTACAGGACGGCAGGGCATCGCGACTGCTGGTGCCGACGTTAATCGACGATTACACGCTCACCGTACCATACAACGTCGATCTTGAGCCTGAACTCTGGATTTTTGACGATCCGAGTGTTGAGCCGCCGAGATTGCTTTTTTGCGAAAGCGAACAGCGCGCGCGACATGGTTTAGTTGCTGAAATCGCGCCGTCGGATAACGGCACTTTCCAGGTGACCGCACCGGAATATAAAGAAATTTTCTACCAGTACGACGACGCCACATACCCCGGCGACGCTGCTTAATACCAAAAAAATCCCCTTCCACTTTTCTTTCGCTCAAACCCTCGTTTGGGCGAAGCCTCTTTTTGGAGCAAAAAACATGGCAGCAGATGAACTGAATCCGCCGCTGGGAACAACCACGCCTGAAATTTTCCTGGATAACGTTAAACGGGCCGATCGGCTGGTGAACGGGCCAGAGGAGACGGTCGATGACCGCGGAGGGAAACCGCTCGATACCTGGCGCCAGATGATGGCGAAAAACGATGAGATACGGCAGAACATCATCCCTCTTAGTAAGCAGTACATGACCCTGGCGGCGGCGCAGGCGGACATCGCGAATATCCCTGCAGGGTCGACAACGTATTACCGCAGCCCTGATGACAGCGCCCTGGCCATTGAAGTTATCAACAACGCCGGTACGCTTGTAGCAACCGGGCGGCGGATGCCGTCGATGGAATCTATTCAAAATCTGTTACCTCTCAACGGTTCAGTTGAGTTTCGCATACCTGACGATGGTGAATATGAGTTTGGTCTTGTATTTGACATCATCGTTATTGATGAGCAAGACAATATTCTGCGGTATACCGCGGGTATTGAATCGTTCAACTTTCTGAACAGTTATTTTTCACGCCTTTTTATAGACGGGACAGAGATTGACCCTGCGGGTATACCGACTCCAGATGAGCGCTCTGTATTGACGAATTTTCAGGTTTCAGCAGTGGTGGCGGATATTAATGAATTCGAGTTTAATCCGGCTGATGGTTTTCTGATAATTGATGACGAAAACAATATTCAGTTCAGCACAGCTGACTATGTGCAACGTTCGCCTGAGTGGGACGATGCATGGCGCATAACCCAGAACCTGCCAGAAAAAAAAATCAATCCATTGCTCCCCTGGTCAGAGTTAGATAATCAGGGAAAAAACCAGGTACGGGTGTTTGACACTGAGACGCAGCAAGTTAAAGCCGTTACGTCCGGGAACAGTAATGAAACCAGTCCACGCCCCGACGGTGCAGACCGGATAGTGTGGCAATCTGACCGGTCAGATCCACCGCCGGGAGGATTGTTTTATGCTGCTTCTCCTGCTTTCAAGGAGCATGCTTATCTTGCACGTAAAAAAATCGTGGGATGGGGTCACTCGTTTATCAATAACGGCGCATTCCTGAATCGCATGCGTGTGCTGACCGGGCTGCCGACATATAACTTTGGTCTTAGCGGGCAGACGAGTGATGCCATTGCCGCGCGCCAGGGTGGGGCGCCTGCCTATTACGCGCCTGTTGGCGGTATCATTCCGGAGTCAGGAGCGGTTGTTCTTACACCTGCAGTGCCTGGACCATGCCGTTCCCTCGCTGCCCCGGTAGCACTGAAATGCAATCTGGCTGGCGTTGACGGGACCTTTACCTGGAACGGTACGGCCGCAACATTTACCCGGCTGGCATCAGGTAGTGCTGTAACGGTCTCTTCACCGGTTGTGTTATTTGTTTACCCGATCACAACCGTGAATGTGTTCAACAGCATTCCGTCCGGAACACAATTTGATCAGCATAATGAGTGTATTAATCTCTTCTGGATTGGAAGGAATAACATCAGCGAAACCAGCATGATAATGAGTGACGCCGTCTCAATGGCAAATTATGTTAAAAATATAGGGCAAGAAATAGTTTTCCTTGCTGACTTTAATGCATCTACAGAACCACCCGGAAGCACTGGCTATTCTCAGATGATGGCTCTCAACTCCGGTCTGGCTGATAAGTTTCCAGATTTCTACTGTGCAATAAATGGCGTAGATATCAGGCAGAACTTTATTAACCATGCAAATCCGGCGTCAGCAAATGACATGGCTGACGTGGCTGCTGGTTTAACCCCTAGATCTCTTCGCTACGATAATTTGCATCCATCACAAACAATAGCCACCTCCCTCGAACCTGCATATGCGTTGGATACCGGGGCTAATGTAAACGCTAATTTTGTTTATCAATTTCTTCTAAGTAAAGGGTGGTTATAAATGTCAGGATTAATTATTCGGGTGAAAGGTCTGGTTGCACCGACAGGTAAGAAACTGGTGCGCGATAAGTCTGCTAACGCAGCGACACGGGCCATAATTGATGTGTCGAATCAGTGGTCCGGGGGAAAGAAAAATCTTGCATCTGGCGCACAAATAAGGGATCTGATTACCGGTTCAGCCGTTGCTGAAGTCTCCAAATCACATATTTATTCCGGCGGTGGCATTATATTTTCCGGGATTAACGGGGATACGGTAAATCTTCCGGATGTTGCTGCCCCTCAGCCTGCAGACACTCACTGGCTGATCACCATCTGGATGAAAATGTCTAATTACGGAGCGGGTACCGCAGCGAGCGCGAATAACCAAACGCTGAGTTTCTCCACTACGACGCTTAACAACGCGACTCAGGCGATGCTGACGCTGGTATGTACGCCGGCTGTCGGCGCTGTCCCGACGTCCATCTCTGTTTATGCTCGCGGAAAAAACTACAGCGGTCTGGCATCTGCACTGGCGCCAATTTATGACAATGCGCTTCATCAAGTTGCTTTTGAGCTGCAACTGAGCAGCGACGGCACACAACAGCAACTAAAGGTCTACGTGGATGGTGTGGCGGTGTATACGTCCGGTTATTCTGCTGTGGCCACAACTGTACCGGCAGCACCTACGCAAAAATATATCGGCACTTCGGCGTCATTCCCCCTGACCTGGGCGGGTAAGTTTTATCGCGTCCGCAAAGATGACCTGGCAGCGACTACCTTAACGGCTGCTGAAATCCTCGACGCAGATTTAGTCTTTATTGACAGCAGGTTCTCATAATTAACTAAGGGGGAATGAGTCATCTCTTGACTGGAGGTTTGAATCGCCACGGATAATCTAGATACTTACGAACTGTTGATAATATTCATATTCCAGTGGTGAGATCTAAACCCTGAGACCATGAATTGCTTATTGTTAAAAGCAGTTCTATGTAATCAAAAATATCACAGCGGGCCTTTTCCCGCGAGCCATAGATTTTTTCTTTATCCGTTCATGCTTCAGTACTGGAAAACTTTCCGCAACCACGTTATCGTGACAGTTACCGCGACGACTCATGTTGCCTTCCTGCCTATTGGATTTCGTAACGACTGCCATTCATAGCTTATTTATTGGCTTCCTTGGAGGATAGCGAAAATGTTCGCTTCGCAATTGACAACTGAAGCAAAGACTAAGGTTACAAAAATGCAAATGCCTACAGGTCTCTTTTTTTACATGCATTGTCAAGAATATCTTTACTGCAAATGGCTTAAAAAGTCATCTTATGGCAATAGTTATCTTACAATAGTTCAGAATGTAGGCAATTTGTCAACTATTTTATGCTGTTTTACGTGCTTTTTACTTTATATTCATGCCAGTGATTGTTTTAACTTTGTATATCATAGATTTATTAATAATTAAATGAGTGGCATTTTTATTTGACTTTCTGCTGTTGGTGGAATATGTTTTATTTGTCAACTAAAGTGACATAACTTTACAGTGCTTGTGGTTTTAGTTGTAACTCATTGATGTTCTTGCTTTTATAACCCCGTTTTCACATATGTCTGTGACGTGAAAGACGTGAAAGACGTGAAAGACGTGAAAGACGTGAAAGACGTGAAAAGTGTCTGGCTGTTAACATATTATTATCAAAGGTGATATTGTGGGAGACATATTATTTTCCATTATTATTTTGCCGTGTTTTTTTATAGTGTTCATTTTTTCTGGAATATTGGTTAAATATGTTCCTGTAGCATCTCAGGGACGATATTCTGGTATTGATGGGCTTCGTGGTTACTTGGCGCTAATGGTGGCTGCACATCATTTTTACATATTCTATCAGTGGCGGACTGGTGGAGGGTGGAAAGAACCATCGCTCGTTTTGTTTAATAATTTAGGGGTTTTTGCTGTTGCTGTTTTTTTTATGATTACTGGTTTTTTATTTATTGGAAAAATAGACAAGGCGAGATTTTTTAATAATTTTGATTTTGTTGGGTTGATTAAATCAAGGTTATATAGAATTCTCCCGCTTTATTTTTTTGCAGCATCAATTACTATTTTTATATCGCTTTGTATTACTGGTTTTACATTAAAGGTTGATTATGGCTTGTTTATAAAGCAAGTTTTGAGATGGTTTTTGTTTGTAGGTGATTCCATAAATGGTTACTCTGACGCAAAGAGGATAACAGCGGGGGTTTCATGGACGTTAAGATATGAATGGTTTTTTTATCTTTCATTATTTTTTGTTTATTTTATTTCAAAAAATAGATATGCATTAGTAATATGCGGTTTTTTGGTTGCTTTATTAGCAATGTGGGAACGTGATTTTTTGATATTCAATAGTCTATACTTTATTTTCTTCGTAACAGGTGGTGTGGCTTATTTTTTGAGCAAGAGCAAGAGATTGTCTGGGGTTTTAGATGAAAAATTAATCAAAAGCAATAAGTCATCATTTGCTATGTGTGGATTAATTATTTTTGCTTTAACCATTAACGAAAAAGAACATTTATTATTGTTTAGCTCAATATCACTTTTATTTTTTATGTTTGTAGTGCTTGGCGGTGATTTGTTTGGGTTGTTATCTATGACTACCTCTAAATTCTTAGGTGAAATAAGCTATAGCATTTATCTCATGCATGGCGTAGTCCTGTTTATCATATTCAATCTACTGTTTAACGGGGTTTTTCCCTTGAGTTTTTTTGAGTACTGCATATTGCTTCCTGTTTTTTTGTTTTTAGTGGTTGTTGTATCATGTGTGACGTATTTAAAAATCGAACATCCATTTATTTTGTTTGGGAAACGTAAGAATATTAATGAATCAAGTGCAAAAGTATAAAGTTTAACCAAGGTGAAAGAGGGGAGGATCCCTTCTTACTTTTAATTTAAGATATTGTCATTTTTAAATTAAACGGCTATAGCAGTTTATATGTTTTGACTTTATTGTTATTTGTGTTTTTCTATTTGGATATCACATCTGCCCGGTAACAGGTAGCCGATGTGATAGGGGTGGGAGTGAAGACGCTATATAAGTACCTGCCTGCTAACCCGGTATTACGGCGGGACCTAACTCGCGAATCTGATGGGCAAATCGCTGATGATTATCCAGTGACGTGAAACGTAATGAAGATAACTCCGACAGTCATCTAACTAAGGACTGTCGGAGCGAATGATTAAAATAAAGTGTACATATTTGTCTTTAAGGTAATGACGCTATGGTGTTGAAAATATGGCAGGGCGTTGAATTTACGAAAATATTTTTATGCATTCCATGTAAAATTAATTTTTTGGTATCGCGCCTGTTTTTTTTTAATATCTCTTTTATAATGTATTTATTCCTAAGCATGATAAAAAGTGGGGTTGTCATGGGCGCTGAACATAAGTTAAAGAGCTTAAACGTCCTAGAGTCAGAGATCGATTCTCGAATTAAAGAATTCAATGCAAAGCGCAATTATAACCAGAGAAGAGGTGAAATGTACTCCATTGGACAATTTGTATTGGGTGGGCTTACTACTTTATTGATAGCAATAAATACCAGCTTTTCTTTCTTCCTTGTATCTATTTTAGCTATTATAACTAGTGGGCTGGCGAGCATGGCGGGGCAGGTTCTTACCAAGTACATGTATCAAGAAAAAATGACTATGAATATTGCTACAGTTTGTGATCTTTACGAACTAAAGCATTTAATTACGATGGATAAAAACATGGAAGAGGATGATGCTACTAGAAAAATAACACTTGAAAGAGTTCAGGAATATCAAGATAAATATCAAAATATTTTAAATGCGGCAAATAATAAATGGCAAGAAATTTTTGTTAAGGGTAAATCTAAAGAGTAATGAGAAAAATCTCTAAAGCACTTACACTCAATAAAGTTAACAAAGAGACTATAAATATCAAATATAGTCTCTATAATTCAACTTTCACCAGTAACGTTATAGCTTGCCGAAAGTATCACTCATGATCTTATTAACCTCTTGAATGCTATATACATCCAGAACGCCTATATCCTTATCTCTAATCTGAACATGAGGCCAGTCTTTATTATTCCAGATCCCACCAGGATTCAAACCAATATCTATCGCAGCGTCAGTGTATACGTGATAACCGTTCACACCCTTAATGAAAATATCTGGTGACCATTCAGCCTTGCCATTAACCAACCAAAAACAATCGACGGCTTCTCCCCATTGATGCCATGAAAGGCCCGGAGGGGTATTGGTGACCTTTATTCCGTGTTGCGGACCAACTGATTCTAGGCAGTGAGCGAGGAAATCAGCCCCCTGCTTCTTGAACATGTCAATTCTATTAGTTATCTCTTCAATAGAACGGGACTGACGCCATAGCCTGCCTTGCTCAAAGGGATCTCGAAGCCCTGTACTTGGCCTCATTAAGCAACCTTTCAACTGGCACTGTTCTATCACTTTTAATACTTTTTCTTTAAGTTCGGGGTGCACTAAATCCAGATTAGCAGCCATATCCAGCTCCAATGCTGAGTGAATATTACGTTCAGAGGAAGATCCCGCCATGGGATTTAATAACTATAGTGCGTGATTAAAATTTATCCACACCATGTATAATGATAAAAAAGGTTCTTAGGAATTTGATGGGTAAGAGGTCCCACCCGGCAGCCGTATACAAGGCCTGACGGGTAGGGTAACTGCAGGTGTTCATGCCGTACAGTCAGGGCGCACTATACCCATAACTCAACACACAAACCAGTCGTCTGCTGTTTCCCAGGCGTCTTTGAGGGTTTCTTCGACAAATTCCTTCGCAATTTCCTTATCTGTCGCCCACAAAACGCTCAGACCATCATTACTGGCCGTCTTCACGATCACTTCAACATTGTCATATTGCTTACTGACACGGCGGGTCATCTCGTCTTTCAAAGCCTCCAGTGAACCCTTTGGCATTTTCCCGGCTTTCTCTTTGGCAATGCTGATTTCCACACGCAT